CATTGGTGACGGCAAAATAAAAACACCGGAACAGCAGTATCAAATCTTGTTAGTCCGCAATAAAGTGCGGTCAAAATCAAAGCCGAAAAAGACTTACCGACTAACGCAAAATTTAAAAATTGATGGCAAAAATTTAGTGATCGGCGGAAAGCATGCGGTATCCATCGAGTTTTTGAAAAAGTACTTAGAGGATAACAATGAACTATAGCAAATTAAGTGCGGATCGCAAAAAAGCGATCAGCCGTAATGCAGCAGAGTATGTCAAAAACAATTACAAGCGAATAACTGTAGCGTTATCACCTGATGTTGCAGATAAATTTGATAGCATTTGCGTAGCGGAAAATATATCCAGACCGGAGCTAATCAAAAAAATGATTGAGCTTTACGGGTCTCAAAAATAAAAAAAGACGGCGGAATTACCCGCCGTTTTGTTTACTAATCTGCATCTTTAACCTTACCTCCGGCAAACATGTAAGGATTTACATAACCCATATATGCCTCCGGTACAAAATCTTCCGGCTGTGCTTTTACAAGCTCGGATAATGCCCACTCGTAAGGGATTACGTCCCAACCCGGCACGCCTGGGATAGTAAACGTATTAATGCTTAAACTCTCTTTTCCCTCGTCTTTTTTGTCTTTTGACACATAAGACGAGATCGTCACAAACGTATTGCCACTGGTGTATTCCGTTTGCAATCCACTGACAACGTGATAGCTTGCGCTTGCACCTGTTCTCGGTTCTTCGATTTTTTTGTCTATGTATTTCATTTTTTACTCCGTAAATAAATTAAAGTCCACGTAATTCAACGATAAGTGTATCGATGTCCCCATTTAAAGGATAAGTGCTTCCGCCCCCCTCAATAAACATTGGGGCGATGTATATACCAATTTTCCGTCTATCCCACCTCCATTCCTCGAATGCGATAACTGTTTGGGCTGTCTGAATACCATTTCCGCGCTGTAGCCCTGGAGCCATAAAGGCATTACTCATTTGTAATATAACGCCGTATTTTTCCCTGTTTGAGCTGTCTTCTGGGTATCCTGAGCAGCGCCCATCAGCCCTAATGGTTGATACTCCAATAGGGTTTAAATATCGGTTTTCTGACGAAAACACAACGTCACCATTAGCGTTATAGACAACCATCCCATATTGACCTGTAACGGGTCTTGGACTGCCAAAAACAAAATACTCGACTTTGAGACTATACCCATCTGGTCGGTTAAATGGGACCGGTATAGGGCAAACTGCATCAAAGCTAAAGTCGGTAGCTGGGATTATCTGCATTTCATAAGTGACGGTATTTCCGTTACGCTTGACAATGTAACAATGCACCATGCAAGAGTTAGTCGCTCGGATGGCGACAATCTCATCAATATTACAAGTGATACTTTGCTGACCTGCATTTAGCTCCCCTTTTCGCAAAAAGGCCAAGCTTTTAAAATTGGCGTCAATACTTGAGCCCCATTTATCAATTTCTGTGCCGAACATTTATTAGTAAGTCCCGTAATACAAAAGATATTCTTGGTCATTGGGCGAACTAAAAATCACGTGTTGACTATTGCTGTCAAACCGTAATTCAATTATTCGCCCATCCACAATGTTTGTATTGATTGGTGACGCCATAAAAAAGGTCGTTGGTATTGCTTTAGCTCAATTTTTTGGCCGCCACTCCCTCGGATAACCCTAAAACCCTGTAATTTCAGGATGCGCTGATGGCTTGTAAAAAGTCGCCGATTATTTTCTTCGTATATCTCCACTCCATAATCAGACATGATTACTCCTTAAACTACATAAGTTTTCCGATTTTAACCCTAACATTACCACGCTCGTCATAAACAATAATCTGGTCATTATTCATCACAAGCCCTCTGTTCTGAGAGCTTGCCCGAACGAGGAAATTACCCGTCCGACCAACTCGTAAAATGCCGTCATTACCGCTTATATTAATCTCGCCTCCAGATATTCTTGGCGATCTAATCTCTTGGTTTGCTTGGATATGGTCGCCGCGGATTGTATTAGCAATAATGCTTCCGCCGTGCATCTCAGTTACCCCAGCATTTTGCCAAGGACTAGGCTCTGTAGCATAATCAGTACACTCCTCTAGCATTAGCCTTGCAATCATACAAGATGCCTCCCAGTATCCGGTAAAATTAAGTCTAACATGCAGGGAGACATGGCCTGATTCTGGTGCGGTAAAAAATATGTGCTGCCGCGTACCTTTTTCTATGTTTTTACCATCAAAGCTCCCTAATTGATTACCGATACCTTCCGCGCCAATTAATGCCCCCGATTTAATCGTTCTCACAAACTCCCAGCTTGATGTCATCTCCTCCACAAGTAGTTGCGCACCACAACGCCAAGCATGAGTGTGCGCAGAAAAACAATATCTACGCCCCTTAGTGACTTTAACGTTTGCGATAAGAGGAGACCACCATCGGTCATTTTTATTTAGTGAACTACTGGCATAAACCTCAGTAACCAAAACATTTTCTGTTGGTAACAGATCGTTAACAACAGAGTTGCTAACATATCTACTAATCCTTGTGACACCACCGGTTTCCAAATTTCCATTCCCGCGGTTCTCGTAAAAACCATGAGCATTGTTAGCGAGTATTGGGTTATACAAGAGATTGCCACCACCACCTGATGACAACTTATCCCTCGTCACAGACCCAGCCACAACCAAATCTCCACGGATGCCAACTTGACCGTTAGCAACGCTAAACACCTGCTTAACATTACTATCATTGGCATTAGCCACAATCCCAAATTTATCAGCCATCACAATGACGGAGCTTTCAGCAGTTTTGCCGTCACTTGATGCGCCGAGGGCAATGCCGGCAATTGCGGTACGACCGCCAGCAACAACCTGCGTCTTGATAGTATGTGTCGCTAACAATTTGCTGTTTACTCCTGCAACTGCACGACTAACCACATCGATTTCAGCTTTGCTTTGGGCTACTGCATCCGTTTTTGCTTTATCTGCCTTAGCTTGTGCATCTGCTTGCCATGTTGCGCGTAGGCTTTGTTGAGCAATGCCAGCAACTTCTGACTTGTCCGCTTTGGCGGTACGGATGTTTGCGATTGAGCTTTCCGCGGTACCCATTCGTGCGGTAAGTGCGGTTATTTGCTGAGCATTAGCCTTGTCACTGCTAGCCTGAGCTTGTCGTACAGCAGTTATGCCGGATAATGCAGATTCTGCCTTTGCTGTTACGGTTTTAATCGTTTCAGCTTGCGCTTTGTCTGCTTTTTCCAGTTTTTGTATCGCTGTTCCGGTGGTAGCCGCTTGGTTGTTGATTTGTTGGAGTGCATTATTTACCGCAGCAGTGCGTGCTTTTGCCTCTTCGGACACCGCACTATCCACATCATTTTTGAGCGAGTTAATCAACTCTTGCCCAAGGTGTGATTTAGTGATTTTGCCCTCAATTGCATTGAGTAGATTATCCGGGTTGTGGTCTGCCTCGCCAAATACGGCCGCGGTAAACTCGCCCTTGTTGTCGTTTTTATCGCCGCAACGCAACCAAAAATAATACTCCGCGCTCAACGGCACTCCACTCATCACATAGTTATTTTGTGGATATGGCAAGGTTGCCACTTTAACCGCTTTGCTGATGTCATTAGTGGTACTGCGCCAAACCTCGGTATAGTTTCCGACTGCGGCGGTTTTTGGCAAATCCCAATCAAGCTCAATCGCAAACAATAGTGATTTAGTGACAAAGCGAGGGATATTAAGATTAATCTCAAATGTACGCGTTACCGGATCGGATAATTGACCTGCGCTGTTTTTACTGCGTATCTCTACCGTATATCTTCCATTGGGGAGATTATCAAAACTAATCTCCGGACTATCCAAGTCTAAGTGAGTGCTGTATAGATTGCCGTTACGGTATAATTTAACGTCATACTTGACCGCACCATGATTTGTTGATGTCGTCCACGTTAATTTAACGCCACCATCACCAAAACTCACATCGGCATTGGCAGGTTTGTTAACTCCTGCGCCATGAGCCGTAGTAACAGACGGCATAAAGCTCGCACTACCATCAACAATCGCCTCTTTCTGTGATTCATGTTGTAGGGCTGTAATGGTGTAGCTTCCGTCGTCATTTTCGGTGATACCGAGTGCGCGGTAGAGTTGCGTTGACACTACGCCTGATTTAAGCACCCAGTTATCAAAAATGCTCAATCCTTGCGGTGCGCTATCAAGCTCAACGATGGCAGGATTAGCCTTATCCACCGACTTAATTTTGATTTTTGTCAAACCGTCCGCGGTGATGTAGTTTAGATAGCTCTCACCTTTAATCTCTACGGGCTGATCTAACGTTACCTTTTTACCGCTGATTGCAACAACTCGTCCGCCTAAAACTTTGCCGGCATAATTGTTATCTGCGACCTCGATAATGTCACCGGGTAAGTGCATTAATCCTTGTCGGCCAACGGTAAACGTAATCGTGCATTGCTCAAGACGTGATGTCTCCAATACCCATTTGCCGTATCTATGAGCCTGTCCACGTGAGGTACAACCATAAGCGGTCATTTTTTTGACGTTGTAGCCGTAACGAGCAATCATGCTATTGTCGGCAACGTACTCAATCGCTTTTTGGTATAGATTGCGCTCATCCGCATATTCAACTTCGACCGCAGTAAAAATTGCCTTGCCTGCGGCGTATTGTCGGCTAAATTTGCCACCGAGTACGTTTGACTGCGTGTATAAGCACACCGGATCGGTTGGGCGGTCTTGGATTGCGGTAAATTGCGTGCCATCCCAAACTGCGAGCGCACGGAAAACGGACGCCATATCGGAGATAACATTGTATGCCTCACGTTGTTCGGTAATCCACAAGTTAGATACCATGCGAGGTTCTTTTCCGCCGTAGCCATCATCGACTAATTCGTCACAATATTTTGCGATTTCATAGAGTTGGAATTTATCAATGCCATAATCACCAATGCGCTGACCTAAACCGGCTAATTTATCTGTAATGAGGTCGTAAAAAATCCATGCTGGGTTATTGGTCCAACCCATCTTAAAATCACCTCGCCACAATCCCGGTGCGTATGTGCGTGTCTCAGGATTGTAGGTTGTCGGGATTTTGATAATGCGCCCATACAGCAAAAAATTGATGTTGGGAAAATTTGGGTTGTACCGGCTATCGGTCTTGATGCCGACAATCGCCATATTCGGGTAGCTTAATTTTGTGTCGATAATCTCCGTGTAACTTACCCAATGCGTGCCATTTTGTAAGCGTTGAGATTTGCTATCCTCAGTCACGCGTTTGACGGTAACCGTAAATGGTCTTGGCGGTAAATCATCTATGATGTAACTGCGGTAAAATCGAGATGATGATTTGCCCTCGATCTGATACGTTCCGCGCGGTGTGTTATTGATTAAAATTTGGAAATCAACCGATGTGCCGTTGGTATCACCTTGATCGTTTTGTGAGATTAAGGCATTTATGCCGATCGTCAGACGTAAGCGTGTAACATCGGGATCTATCACCGATCTCGTAATAGGATGTTGTTGCTTTACCTCTGCTCCAACGGAGACTTCGCGCTCAGATGCCTCAAATCCCTCTAACGGTTTTTGGTCTTGATATCCCAAATTGTATTGGATCTCGGTATTTGTAAAGTTAAAACTCCCGGTATCATTATCATCTACGCCGTTTGCATTTTGGATTGGCGTATTGTCAAAATACGTGTCTTTCCACTTGTTTGCAGGTCCTTTAATTGGACCAAGTGAAATGAGGCCGATTGCGCGTAATTTTTGAGCCGAGCGCAAAGAGTCCGGCGCCTCGTACGGAGTATGTCCGCCGCCACCTTTTGATTTACCACCCATAACAAATCCCTAAATTAATTTCCAAAATTTCCAAAAAAGAATGGTCTTGAGTTTTTCTTTGTCTGATCTTTTGTGTCTATCATGTCATCAAACGTTTCAACCCCTTGCGATATAAGCACAAGACTTGTTAGCATTTTTCCGTACAGCAAAGGGATTGGTCTCCCTTGTGGGGTTAAATTTTTGATATTGCTAAACGAGGTACTTTGTTTCTTTTCGCCCTCGTTATATTTTGTGTCCATATTTGGCACTTTTGTGAGTAAGGTCATCGCGCCCGATAGCACCATTGATGCCCCCAACGCTCCCATCATCGTTGCACCTGTCCCCCATGCCGAAATTGATGCGCCCCCAGTAAAAAAGGCTGCTGCGATGAGTGCTGCACCTAAAATAACTTGTCCCACCCCAATACCTTTCCCCGCCCCGGAAATCACCGGCGTGAAATGCACCGTACAACCATCTTTAAGGTCAATGATTGGCGTTGTCTTGAGTTGATCTTCGGATAGATACTTACTACCAAAGCGGACTTTATAATAGCCTTTGCGGATATGTTGTCTAAGCCCCTTAATCTGCGTAAACAGACCGCTCATAAGCTCTTTAAAATTGCTAACCTCTAACTCTATCGGGCTATCTGCAAATCGTTTAAGATCGCCGTAAAATTTAACTTGTACCAATCTTTAAATCTCCATATTGAGTGAGTGTGCTTGAGCCAAAATCCGTTGTACGGCACGCGCGCAGATAATCTATCCTCACTGTGGTGTATCATCATTTGGTTACCCAAATAAACCCCGGCATGATTAGCCACATCAGCGCCGACTTGGATTAGGACGACATCGCCAAGCTGTATATCGTCCTCTTGCATTAACTTGTAAAATCCACATCGTTGTAATCCCTCCTCGTACAAATTGGAGGATTCAAACCAGTCAAACGGATATTCCGACTTGTCGTCTAAATCAACACCGGACAACATATAGCTATCCAATACGATGTTTCGGCAGTCTTGTTTATTGTTTTCAAACTGTCGCCCGATTAATGGCGGTATGTTGCGAAAACACTTAATATCACCATCAACAACCAGCCAAAAATCCAAATCTAACCGAACTTGGCATTCCCGGTCGGCGGTTGACAAATAAGGCAAGCCCTTTTCCTCGGTACTATCGGGGTGAGAGTGGACGAGAGCGACAATCTCCCCAACATCTTCCGCCGCGATAAATTCTTCCGGCGCAATCTCAAAATAATTGATCGGGTCGGACGATACGTTTACGCACGGGATATAGCTATTTTGCTGACCGTCAAAAACAACAAAACCGCATGATTCTTGCGGTTTGCATTGCTCGGCGTGCGCCAATATCTCTTGTTTTAACTTGTCATCAATCATATTAATTGCCGTATTGTGTCGTGCTCGGGAATCCGCCAAAAGGCAAAATTGCATTGTCGCCAAAGCGTAATTTACAACCTCTTATGCAGTGTGAGCACTTATCTTTTTTAAGGTCGGTTGTTGGCTTATCAAACTCATCTGCCACCGCTCCACCTGTGTAACCGCATTGCGCAGACCGATACTGCCAAATACAAGTATCGGATGTAATCATTAATAATGGGATTTTTGCGTTATCTGTTTCCGCAGGTGAGGCCAACTCAAAAACAGCTCGCTCATCATCAAGTGATTTTAATTGCTCAATGATGTAGTAACTAACGCTTTCTTGTCTCGGGTCTGCCGTTGGATTTACACCGCCCGGAAAGTTTTTTGCATCCAAATATTCTGCCGGCACAAGATGGCGTGTTACCTTGCCGCCTACACCCTGCCCAAAGTACGCAACAATGCCGGTTACGATGCCGTAGAGGTTTGATACCGCAAGCGTTGGGCGGTTGCTTGGACCTTGTCCGCTAATCTCAAAGCCATCTGCTTTTATCGGGTAGGCTTGATACTCTTTACCTTGCCACCAAATATTGGCACGGGCTTGGCTTACGCCGTTGTGAAAACGGGAGATCTCGCCTTTAACATCGGGATCGGCATTGCTAGAGATATGGCGCAAGTCAATTTCCCATAATTCGATCAGCGCACCTTGCTCCAGTTTAAACAGTTCTGCGCGCATTTCTGTTGGTAGTGGTTTAGGCATATTTACTCCAATAAAAAACCGCACCCTGTTTCCAAAGTGCGGTCTAAATTTTGTTGTGTTTTATAGAATGTCTAACTGAAATCCTGTTGCTTTAGGGTTGTAGGTCCGAAGATATTTTAATACACGCCAGTTATTGCCTTGCTCGCATTCAAATTGCTCTGTAATGCGTGTCAACACATTATGAGCCTGACGGAGAGTGCTGCGATATTCGTAAGCCACGCCATAAACGGAAGCGGCGTAGTGCGAACCAATTTGTTTTAATGCCGGGTGAAGCACTTGGCATAGCTCGGTGCCACGCAATAAAGCAAACCACGCCCAAACGAGCTGTTGGAGTTCATGCTCGGTAAATTCAAAATTAAAGCACTCATCTTTTTTAGGCGTTGTAATCAACTCGCCCTCAAGCACGATTCTATGAACATACTCCACCGCTTGCGGTAACTGCTCTAATGTCAAATCTTCGATTGATTCCACGTTAAAGCGTTGGTGGATTAAATGGTAGGCATCGGAATAAATTAAACCTTTCTTACTCACCAACATATTTACGGCATTGCGTAGGCCGGTGCGATCATCTACCGTGGTTTTTCGTTCTGCTTTGCCATTAAACCAATAATCATGTAACGCTTGGTAACACTCTTTTTTGTATTTGATTAATGTGTCACGGATTTCTGGGTTACAACGATTAATATCAATACCAAATAGCCAGCCGTTTAGGTATTGAATAGGAAGACATAGCATTTCACGATTTTTCCCATCTTCTGCAACTGTGGTTATGATAACCACAGTTGAACATAATACTTCATCTCTCACTATTCTTTGGCGTTGCGCGCGCCAGTCAATGCCGATATTTTCACAAATAGGCTTCATAGCAACATAGTGATTGCCATTTTGTTCAACGGTAATTAATGACTGATTGTTGAATGAAACTGTTTGGGTTGAGATTTGATTAGACATAATTGACTCCTGTGTATTTTTCTGAAAAATTACCCTTCTGAATAGGGTGCCGAGAGGTTCAGAAGCCTTACACAGTAGACCGGAGTTATTCCCCTTTCGGGTATTGTATTCCTCGCCCTCTCGACATAGATAAGAATTTGATTTATGCGTGTTAAGTCTTAATGGCAATAAAACTAAACGAGATCACAAATTTTACGCATAAAAAAACCGCTATGCTATCGGGTGCGGACTTCCGCTTTGTTTTAAGGTTACGAGCCTTGATTGAAAGTGTATTGATTTATCGAAAGACTGTCAATTAGATTTTAGAATCAATTCCAGCTTGTTTTAAAATGCCATTTGCTGTGTGGCGGTTGGTAATAGTATAAGCAACAGGGAAAGGCTTTTGAGTAATTGGGCTGTTCCAAATTTCATGGCTGCCCTTTCCTTGACGTAAGAATGTGCAACCATATTGCTTGAGTATTTTTATAAGTTGATCGTAATACCCGCTACCCATCGTTACATCTCCAAACGTTGGAAATCTGCGTGGCTTTCAGTTTGGATAAAAGCAAGGCGGATATTATCGCTTTCACTGCCATAACCTTGTAACTCATGCATTTCGGGTGCAATTTCCCACACGCGTTGTTGCAATTCTTCATAGGTGCGGCCTTCAGTGACAAGATGCAATTTATCGCACGTACCAATCCACGCGGGGATGTTATCTTCTACATCATACATCACTTCCACGATATAAGGCGGATTGATTCTATCCAAGCGTTTCTTCACTGACATGAGCGTATCCTCAATGGTTATGCCGAAATAACTATTGGCGTTTGATAAAGTTCCAATGTACCACGTTGTAAAGGTGCTAGCTTGGAATGCAGCACTACGCAGGATTTCATCATCGACATCAATCAATTCACTACAAAAATGAAGTAAATTACCCACAGCGTGAAAATGAATTGCTGCACCAATTTTAGATTCTCCAATCACCACTGAAACCACGTCGGATTTATCGCCGATAATTTGTGTAATGCCTTTATTCATCAGTTCTTCAACAATATAGCGATAATCTGAAGGGTAAAATTCATAGAAAATCTTTGTTAAATCTGATTTTGATACAAAGAGTTCACCGTCTTTAAGGGTAAACCGCAAAGGGAGAGTGCCAAAATTTGAGGTGAATACATTACACTTTTTATTAGACATTATAAGCCTTCTTTTTATCTAACACATTTCTCTAATCAACATAAAAACACTCACCAAAAATGAAGTGGACGAGTAAATTTATGTGCTATTAAAGGTTAAATAACAGTGATTGAAATAGTTCAAACTGTATCGAATGATAGATGAAAAGTTTTATCTTGACAAGAAATTGCTTGCAATGACTAAAAAAGAAATAAAATCTTACCCCATAAAAAAGCCCCTTTGGTGTCAAGGGGCTAATTTTCAACTTTTTGTAAAAAGAAATGTGTAAGCAATAAAGAATAGGATAAATGCTACAACAAGGATTTTTCCTATCGGTGGGTTGTTACTTTTCTTTTTATCCTCAGATTGGTTTAACTGCGAAAAATATTCAGCAATATCTCCCACATCTTTTCCTGATCTAATATCAAATACTCTTTGTATATCGCTCAGGTAAAAAACCGCTTCTTGCTCAAGTTCTTCACAATACCCCCAAATGGCATTTTTTTCTGGGTAATAATCAGTGATTGCAACATTTAATGTTACAACTTGTCCATCTACAACATAATCAATCAACACATCAAGATAGCAATAATCCTCCTCCTTGCTTGAGGAAAATTCCAATTTATCGCGCTTAGAGATACCCGTTCCCGGTATGCCTAAATTTCGATAAACCCCATTTTTCCCTATATTAATAGATGCGCCTTTAATTCCGGTTGTAACACTTACGCCGGACTTGCTTATGTTTAACTTTACGCCGGGTAGGATTTTTTTTGTCTTTCTAAATTTTATCGCCATAGGATCTCCTTAAGTAAAGATAAGCCATTTTTACAAAATAAGAGATCCTATTCAATGGATATTAATTAAACACCTGCTCAAACGGCAGCTCATAATCAACATAAACCCCGTTATCTGTGCTTGTCCACTTACGGCAGATAACCAAGATTGACGTTTTTTTACCCGGCTGTAGCCACTCAAACGACTTATAGCCACCGTGGCGGATTAAAAATGCCTCAAGCTCATCAATAGCCGCTTTGTCTCGTTTGTTTAGACGCACCGTAAGGGTAGCTTTAGAGACAATGTGATTTAAGCCGTCTTGTATTCTCTGCGAGTAGCCATCACCAAATTTAATTTCCTTGATCTTTGGTTCGGTTTCTATTGGTAAGCCCCAAAGGGCTTTCCATCTAAAGCGTTCTTTTGCCATTTATCGACCTCCCATCATTCCACCTGGGCGTGATTCATTTTGGATTACCTCATAAACCTGTTTTTTAGTTGCTGCAGCAACCATGCGGGCTAACTCCGCATTGTCTGCACCGTTGCCATCAAAATTATTTGTTTGATTAATCACAACGCTATTTACACCGCCGCCACTACCAAGGGCTTTATTTAGATTTTCGTTACTCGTGATTTGACCGGTTGCACCGGGCACAAAGATTTCCGGACCACGCTCACCAACAAGATAAGCACGACCACCACCAACCGGACCACCATTAGCCCTCGCACCTGATAGGGTTACACTTGTTAATTGGCTTAATACCGCAGCACCTTGTGACGCAACCGCCGCCATATTGGCAAACTTTTGTGCCGGTGTAATTGCGGTAGGGTCATTCATCGCTTTCATCACAGCCGCATGGAGGTTAAGCATTGATTGCGCGATCTGAAATGATTTAGATATTGCAAACAGCGTCCGATAAGCACCGGATTGTTTACCTCCGGCAACCTCCGCTAATCCAGCCAATCCATCAAATAAAGACGAGGCTATACTTAACTGAGACGATACCGCTTGACGGTCTAAATCCTCTTTGCGTTGTCTGTATGTATCCTCAATTAATGCCTTAGCCTCCTCAAATTGCTGTACGCTCAATAATTGCTGATCGTAAAGCTCTTGCGCTTTGGTTAATTGATCCTCACGAGTAATATTGTTTTGTACATACGGATCGTTTCCGGACCCTCTGACATCATTAAAAAAAGACCGCACTTTATTAGCTCTGTCGTTATCTTCTTTAATCTCTTTCGCTTTCTGTTTTTCTAATGCTTGATCGTATGCTTGAGCCTCTAACTCAAGATAATGCTTTCTCAACTCTAACGCGCTACTAAAACCGCGCTCTTTGGCATCTTTCTCAGAAATAGCCATTCCGTTAATCTTGGCTATACGTTGTTGATGCTGTAATTCCAATTTCTGCATCTCGTTAGCGTATTGCATATCTAGAGATGCTACATCATTTGTTTTACTACGAGAACCGTGACTTGATTTCGCTGACGTTTTTTTATTTTCGCCTTTGTTTATTGTCGCGATTTGTTCATTGTAGTTTTGTTTAAGCTTATTAAGCTCAGCTTCTCTTAACTGCTCGATTGTTTTAAAGCCGCGTTTTTCAATCTCTTCTTTACTCAATTTAAGATTGTTTATGGCTTTCTGATCTATTTCGAGTTGTTCAGTTAGCTTTTGTTTTCGAGATTTTAGTTTATCTTCAATCTTTTCAAGTTGAGCCTTGCCAGCATTCTCTTTTTCTTCTTGCTCGGCTTTCTTGCGTTTTGATTCGGCAGCATCTGCCTCCGCTTTTTGTTTATCCTGCTCTTCTTTTAGTTTTGCTCGAGCCTTGTCTAAGTTGGCTTGCTGTTGGTCCATTTGCTCACGCATTGCGGCCAACACTTCATCGCTACCATCAAAGGCGCCAGATTCAAACTGTTGTTCTAAGGATTTTTTAGATTTCTCTAAAATCGAAATTTCATTTTCAAGATTTTTTACATGGGTCGCAGTATCTACGCCTTTCATTGCCTTAGTCAGCTTAACGAAAGCACCTGAAAGACTATCTACCGCACCTTTAAATAAATCTGTAATACCTGTGGTTTTAGCAAACTGCTCTTTTAATTCGTCAGTTGCCTGCCCCAATGTATCAAGCGAGCCTGATAATGTATCTTTTGCAGAACCCTCACCAGTACCGCCAACGCGTTCTTGTAACGCTTTAAATATAATTTCCTGTGCTTTAGCCTTATCACCAGTTTCAACAAATGAATTGATTAAATTCTGCTGTTCTGATGTAAGTTCAATACCCTTTCTTTTCAGAATAGATATTGCCTCTGCCGGATTTTCTAAAGCTCGCCCAAGATTTCTAGCCTCGCTCGAAATATCAGTACCAAACGTTTCGGCTAAATCTTGAGATAGTTTAATTGCCTCTTTAAATGATTCGCCAGTAACGCTTTTAAATGTCATCATTACCGACATCGCTTGTCGTACACCATCGGTACTAGCAAGCGTGTTCATAGCAACTGAACGAGCGAAATTATCTAGCTCTGAAGATGAAAAGCCAACAGCCGCCCCAGTTGCTCTTAGTTGAGCCTCTGTTCTTGCCATGTAGCGTTCTGTTTCTTCAAAAATCTTTATGCCATCGCCTAAAGAACCAACAAAAGAAACAACCGCACCAGTCGCAGCAAGCGCCGCTGTTGCTAATCCACCAATCGCAATTTTAGTGAGATTAATGCCACCAGTGGTTTTCCCAAACCCATCTAGAGATTTACGCGCCTTATTAATTTCTTCGGTAAATTTGGCTGTCTCTGCCTCGAGTTTGATTTTTAAATTGCTAATCTGGTCCAATTCTCAATACTCCATCATTTGCAATAGACGCATCCATCATTTCTTCCGTTGTCATTTCTGCGTTTGGTTTAGCTGTATGTAAAACGCTAAAATCTTGCGCTGTAACAACCTGTTTTAATGCCGCAACGTTGTAAACCGCACTTGCTACCGTGCCGTAGCCGTAATCTAATAACTCAAGTGTAAACGGACGTTTGCCAAAGTATTTACACCAGCAAAAATACTCCGCGACAGACATTTCGCGGAGCATTTGCCGGTAATCAGCACGCTTAAACTCGTGCGCCAACTTTAGGACAAAGTCAAGTTCGGTTTCTAGGCGTTTTTTTCGCCACCATCGCCCGGATCATCTTCCGGCGGTTCGGCTTTCGGAAATTCGCAAACATCCTGCACCGCCTCGAGCACACGGAAAATATCCGCTTGCGTCCAAGTGGTTAATAGCTCTTTTTGTAAGTCATCAATAGACTTATCGCTGTCGTACGATAGCGAGATCGCAATCAAGCGAGTATGTGCCATTAGATTGTTGCGAGTGATTTTGTTGAGCTTGCTATTTAATTCCTGCTCGGTGTCGTTTTCCGATACCGGTTCAGGTTTATCTAGACTGTTTAGGTAATCAACATAATCAAGGTAATCAAGCGCGGAGATTGCAGATACCACCAACACTTGCCCGCGTAACTCAAACTTAACTTTTTTTAACATGATAACTAGTCTCCTGCCTCGTTATACTCAGCCAATAACGGTTTGCCGACATTGGTTAGCTTAACTGTACGGGTCATCACTTCGTTTTGTGGCACGGTTTTGCCTAAAGATGACACCCAAGCGTAATACACGTCACGCACACCGTTAGGATAGACAACAAGATAATATTTCTTTTTGCCGGTGTTAAAGTCGCTGACCAATGCTTGTTGGGCGGTGTCGCCAGGTAGCCAAGCAAGCGTTAATGTAGTTTCACCGGCTGATTTTGCGCCTTGGCTTGTTGATTTCCATTCGGCGTTTGCATCGTCCAAATAGTTATCTTCGTAGCTATCCGCAGTAACTTCACCAGGGGAGAGCTCTTTGATTTTCGCAATGCGATCCCAGTTTTCAGGTTTTTTAATTTCGGCCGCGGCGATCGTATCGTTTCGGATTACGGTAGCCTCTTTGTCGTCTTTAAGACGATAAAACATTGTGCCGGCACCTTTCATTGGGATTGTGTCTTTTTTAGCCATTATCTACCTCGTATGTAATAGCGTATTGCAAGTCAGCGGCTATCCAAGTCGCCATTTGGTCGTCTTGTTCATAGTCAAATGCCGTAAATGCAATATTTTCTGTTAGTGTTGTCAAAGAGGATTCAACGATGCCCGATTCGTAGATTTCTTGGGTTAATTTATCCAAGTCATCTTCACGGGCGGCCGATTTCATAAAACAGGCAACATGGAGTGTTGCTTGCATTGTGCCGTCCAGATAACCGGTAGGGGAGACTCCGCTAATAAACACTGCAACAGTGGGGCTTTGGCTCTCAATATCGGTAAATGACGGCTTGCCGTTGCTAAACTCTTTAACTTTTGGGAGGTGCGGTCGTAATGCGTCAATGACCGCTTGTCTTATCTTGGAGTGGATTTTCATTTTTTAACCACTATTTGGATTTGTCGGATTAGCTGAGTGCGCAATTCCTGCGGCATATCCTTTTCGTAGGCCCGTTTCACTTCAGTATTAAATGATTCGGTGATTGGGGTTTTGAGTGGGATTTTGACTACATCAATAGGATAGCGATCTTTACCTTGTCGTTGTAACACTTGCACTCGTCCGTTTTTAAGTTTTTGGATAAATGCCCTAGGATAAAGACGATTCCCGATCTTTAACTGACCTTTATTTTCGCCGCGGCGCACGAATCGCCCTCCGCCTGTTACTAAACGGATAACCGGTAGATTGCCGCGATTCACACGGATAAATGCGCTAAGTCGTCTTGGCTTAGCTCTCTCAAGTTTCGCACGACCTTTAATAAGTCGCTTTGGTACATCAACCTTTTTTGATGTCTCAATCACAGATCTAACCATCACTTTAGCAGCAATGTTATTAATCGTGCGTGCTATGGCTTGAGGTACTGCTTTTTTATCAATGTCGGATAAGGCTTTCTTCGCTTTTTCGATGTCGTCATTAATTGCCATCAGTAACTTGCATCCTCCTCTAGCTGGAGCATGATAGTGCCGCTGTTAAACGTAAACCCAGTAACAACATAATCAACGCCATTAATGGTTGTTTTATCCCCTTTTTTAGGCTTGTAACCGGAGGATTTAAACATTGTCAACGTACGGTAAACACCATTCATCGGCTCTATTTCTTTCGGTGTCTCATCAAGCACCGCTTTGTATTTTTTGCCGTTGATAACATAGACGGACATCATCACATCTGATATGACTTTGTCCGCCTGTGCGAGTGCGTCATCAAACGGACTAAGCGTTGATCTTGACATCGACAGTTTCCACAGTCGCACCGCTTGCGTGCCATGCAATACCTAAGCGCTTGTTAGTGCCTGCGGTGGTGGTTGCACCATCAGTCGCAGACCAGTAAACGATTGCACCTTGTTTAATATCGTCTGCCGCTTTTGCTTTGACCGTAAATACACCGGTAGTCAAACCAACACCCACGCCACCTTGAGCAACGTCAGATACTGCGATTGCTACAAGATTTTCCATCATCACCACATCACCGCTTTTAACGTTGGTGGCGGCGGTAAAACGGACGGTGTTTCCGTCTTGCATATAGTTTTTAGCCATATTTATTTAATCCTATGATTTATTTAACAAAAAACCGCACTTCGATTAAAAGTGCGGTCGTTTTTAGAATCGTTTTACCGATTATTTGTTAGTGACTTTTACAATGCCGCGGTAGTCAATCACGTTAACACCGGCATCAATGCGTACTTTGGTAGATACACCGTCAACGGTAAAGCCGTTTTGTTGCTCAATGTACGGGGTGTCGATACCGTCAAGATAGGAGACCTCAATAGCCTCTTTGTTGATTAAGTACCAAGATTTCGGATCGGCAACTTGTAAACGTGCGGATTTAAGCGCCGGCACAATATCGCGGATTGGGTTAATGATGCCGGAGTTAGCATCTGCGCCCTCAACACTTGCGGACTTAATTAATTGTAAGCCGCGGGTGTACATGGAGGTAGGCAACAACATAAACTCAGGCTCAATCGCCAACGGCTCACCGCGCGCATTAACAAAGCCATTCATCAACTGGATCGCTTTATCAATGCTGGTTACGTCTAATGCCGCGCCGGTTAAAGTGTTTTTGTGTGATGCGTCAAATAACGCTTTGCCGTCTTGTGCAATCGCGTTACCGGTTAATAACGCAAACACTAATTTAGCGATTGTCGCACGTGCAGCTTGCCCCATTTTTTCGGGGATTTTTGTCAACAGGTGCATGTCGTCATTGATGATTGCTTGACGGGTAATGCTAAATAATTGCCCGTAAGTCGCTAATGCAACGCTGGCGCCCTCATCACCGATTGTGCCGTAGGTGTATTCCTCGCCCTCGCCAACTTGTGGTAAGTAGCCAAAGTCACCCAAACCAACACGTTTTGCCGGGCGGAAGTCGGTTAGTGTACCGTGTGAGGTAAACTGATCAAAGTTTTCTGCTGCGGTTTCCCAACCCTTGAGCAAGGATTTGTGTGCCACATCAATTAAGATTTGACCAAAGTCGGAGCTTGAGTGGGTAAACGCTAAGCCAACCATGCTCATTGCATTTTGACCTGCAACGCTAATACCACGATCGACCAATGACGCACGAGCAAGCTCACGTAAGGTCATTGCGTTGTAGGCATTGTCTTTGGCATCTGCTTTGTCTTTGTCGATACCGGCGCGCGCCAATAGGGACTGTTTCACACTGTCGCCAACGATGTTGCCGTTACCTGCGTAAGGCGTTGCGGTTGCGCTTGGCGTTGTATTTGCACCAAGTTTTGCTAACAATTTATCTTTGGCTTGGTCTGCCGTAATAGTTAAATCACCCAAACACTCCACCAACAAATCACTGTGAGCTGTGCCAAACGGCGCAAATACGGCTTTAATATCGGCGTTACGTTTGTTTAATTCGGCTTGCACTTGCGCAGTGTTATCTACCGGAGCTGTCGGCGCTTGATTTACCGGTTCGGTTGGCGCCGGTTGTGCAGGTGTTGCTTGTGGTGCCGGAGTTGCGCCAGCGTTGCCTTGTGGCTTAAACAACATGTCTTTCATTGCTTTTGGCATATTTTCAAAGTCCTCTAATTTTCGTGATTTAATAGACGCCATCGCCACAAGTGGTTCGGCTAGTTTGTCAGCAAATCCTTGTTCAACGCATTCTTTGCCGTTGAGCCAAGTTTCCGCCGATAGCATTTCTGCTAATTCTTCCGGGGTTTTCCCTGTTTTACTTGCGTAAGCGGGGATTAGCGTATTTTCGACCTTATCTAATAGATCGGCATATTTGCGCATATCCTCTGCATCTCCGCCTTGAATACCCCAAGGCTTGTGGATCATCATCATTGCATTTTCTGGCATGATTACTTCATTCCCTGCCATTGCAATAACGCTCGCCATACTTGCCGCCAAGCCGTCAATGTAAACTGTCACATTGGCTGGATGATTTTTCAGCAAATTGTAGATCGTGCGTAACAACAATCTGAGTAATACCTAGTTCTTTATTTTGAAGAATTAATTTT